AATAACACCAAGAGCAACAGGCGGTAGAGCAATCGCAGATAGCGTTTACTTGGTAGGTGAACGCGGACCCGAGCTATTCATTCCTGATGTGTCCGGAAACGTTATTCCAAACTGGCAACTTGACGTATCAAGCACTTCATCATTTGATGAAAGAGCATTGGCTCGGGCTGTCGCAACCGCCATGAGAGAGGTATACCAAGAGCAAACCTTAGAAAACGAAATGAACACCACGCAAAAGAAAATACGCAAAAATGCATTCACAGAAATAGAGGATTGGTAATATGCTTAAACCATTGAACGAAACCAAATTCAAGTTTTGGATTGTAGACCCTGTTGAGAGTATTAACCACGTAGAAAACCCACTCCCATGGACTTTAGAGGGATATGAAAAAATGTACTCAGGCGGAAGTCTTGAAGTACGCACGGAGCATATGCGCAATGGCGGTCCGTGCTTACGTGCTATTAATACAGGCATCAAATACACAAAACCAATGACCGAACTTGAAGCAGGCGAACAATATGAGTTACTTGTTGACGCATATGCAGTAAAAGACACTATATTAACCGTGCACATAGTAAAACACAATAGTCCGGCAATTGAGACAAAAAGCTTTCGTATGGGTGGTAATTGGCAATGGCTAAGAATACCGTTTATAGGTGTGCACGGAGTAACGTTTGAAATAGAGATAGCAGACCAAGAAGGTGACATAGTTGACAACACGTTTTGGATTGATAGGTTATCAGTACAAAAGGGCACGAACATGACTTGGTTCTGTGGGTACGGATTTGGTGGCGATTCAAGTCTACACTTCCGTTGGGAAGGTGAGCCAATGAACAGTCGGTCTATCCACAATGGACAAGACCGCAGAGCCGGCAAAATGTATGACCTTGACGATTACATGGAAGTCAAGCAAGTACTAGGACTTGGCATGGGTGATTGGGAACAGCGCATGACACCAGTTTTGACAGGTGGAGCGTTATATCAAGATATGCTAGAACTACCAAGACCATTCAGCATTGTTGGCGTAAACAAAGCCAACAAAATGAAAGACCTCATGTTGAAAAGAAAACAGCTTAGCCTGCTTTTGCGTCCGGACGGAAACGACCACAGTCCGATTAATTTACTGTTTCAAGCTATCAACAAAGTAACTGGATATCCAGAATCTGAAGAGGTCACCATTGAGTGCGTTTGCACGACAGCACTCAAAAACATGCCGGACGTTGATACTGTCGCAGATAGCACTTTAACGTTTATGAAGCCAGACCCCTATCTGTATGGAAATTATTACAATGGATATAGGCAAGGGCAGGACATTGAAATCACCTCTGACAACATCATAATGAGGAAAGCGAACGGTGAATGGAAAGCCTTACCCGGACTTGACGGAATGGTCTTAGCTGTTGCTTTTGACAGTTCAGGTCGCATATGGGCTGGCGGTTCATTTACTGGTAAGATAAGAATGTGGGACGGCTCAACATGGGTGAGACCACCCGGCACAAACGCAGACCCAAATGAGGAAGTACGCGCTATTACATGTCTACCAAATGGTGAAGTATACATCGGTGGCGTGTTTACTCAAATAGGCACAGCTAATATACCCAAAATAGCACGATACAAAAAAGACACTAATAACAACTGGGATTGGCACACATTAAAAACAGGAGAAAACATAGAGGGAAACGCAGTAAATTGTATTTACCCAGACCAGTTAGGACAAATAGTAGTTGGTGGCGATTTCACCACAGTCGCAGGACAGACATCAAAGTCTATTGCATTATTTATTCCTCACGCAAATGACAACACAGGTGAGTGGAGAACGTATGGAAGCGCAATCAACTCTGGCGCTATATTAAGCATTTGTGACGGTGGATTACCACACCGTATTGCAATAGCGGGTCAGTTTGATGTAGGTTCAAGCAATCCTGAATTTATGAATATGGCATTTCTACTCACAGATAGTGGACATATGATGTCAATAGGTGATGTAAGAACGTATCCAAAAAGTTTTTTTGTCGCAAATAAAATAATAAAATTAAATGACTCATCGTTAGCATATGTTGGTAGGTTCGATTTTAAGAACCAAGACGGAGAGGTAATTGCAAGCGGTGTAGGAAGATACAAAAGTACTAGAAACACACCATTCACCACAGGATTAAAAACCCTCAGTTATGGTGCGGGCGTACAGTTTATTTATCAATTCGCTGACGGTACTATTGATATATTCACGGATAGATTTAAGTTCACTTATAACGACCAAGACTTAGGCAGGTTCTTACGATTTGAAGGGGGCGTGTGGAAACGCCACCCGGACGCCAACATTCTTGAAGATAGCATAGGTGAAGAACTAAAAATCATGACAGCAGCCCACACCATTTACGGAGATGTAGTGTATGCAGGTATGTGGAGTGGCACTATCAAACTGCCAGCACCGCCTGATGTTATTCCTATGGTATCAGAAGCGACCGCCGGTACGTACCCCATTATCAGAGTTTTCGGCACAAACCGAATAAGGTCAGCTTACAACAAGCGCACCGGCAAAACAATTCAATTCAAAGGTGCACTCATTCCTGAAAAGGCATGGTTTGAAATGATACTCAAACCAGACAATGTAAGGGTTATGGTAGATTGGAAAAACCGCTTAGACTTAGTTAATGTAGGTTCAAGCCTTACGTCATTCGTTCTAGAACCCGGACGCAATGACATTGTCATTGATACAAAACCATATGTCACAGACCCCAAACCAAATGGTGATGTTTATGTGCTATGGAAACCAAGATTTTGGGGAATAGAGGGAGCGTTCAGAAATGATACGGTATGACCTTGACCGCTACTGGAGTGACGGTACTAGAATTGACATATTCGCAGCCGCCGAGAAAATCCACGCCACCCGGGTTGTCAATGACATCGGAAAGTTGACATACAGCATACCGTTTAATGAGCGTTACCTTGACTCACTTGAAAAAGGACAAATGATTGGCTTGTGGCGGAATAATAGACACCAATTCAAAACTTATTACACCCTGCTTGACTGGCGTGCAACAACAGACGAAAGAGGACTCAAAAAGATTGAGTGTTATGGAGAGTGTCTGAACCACATTTTGAAAAGTCGTATCGTGGCATACCCAGCAGGCAGTCCACAAGCCGAAAAGTATGGCAAACCGGACAACGTTATCAAAGCGATCGCACGTGAAAACTTAGGTCAAGACGCACCAGAAGAAAGGCGTATTCCAAACCTCACAATCGAGCCAGACTATGACGAGGGAAGTCAAAGTATCACCAAAGGATTTGCATGGCGCAACGCATTGACCGTATGCCAAGAAGTCAGTGACATGACACTCAGAGACACGACACCGATTTACTTCGACTTATTCGCCTATGATTTGCAAAACCTACGCTTCGCGACTTTTGCACATATGGTTGGCACAGACCGCAGACCGTCTACCGGTAATCCAACCCTTGTTGGTGAACAGTATGGCAACCTCAAAAACGCCACCACCGAGTGGATTACAAGCCAAGAAGCGACCGTCATTTACGCAGGCGGTCAGGGCGAAGAAGCCGACCGTGTTATCAAAATTGCACAAGACTTAGACCGCATCGCATTATCAGCACCCTACGGACGTATTGAGCGATTCAAAGACGCAAGAAATGACGAGAATGAGGACAACATTCAGAAGCAAGCAGAGGAAGCTTTGAACGAAGCAAAACCTTTTGTAAAAGTCAGAGGCACACTATCTGAAACAGCAGGTTCAAAATACGATGTGCATTATAATTGGGGTGATTTTGTCACCGTTGAAAGCTATGGCGTATCATTGGACTGCATGATAAAAGAAGTTGGGTTGACCTATGACGCAAATACAGGTATGGAAAGCATTGACGTAAAGTTTGAGGGAGTTGTAACATGAACCAAGAAATAGAAAATATCCTCAAACGCCTTGAACGTCTCGAAGCTAAAGAAACACCAACCGTCAAACCAGTAGATTTATCCAAGTACTTAATAGCAACAGATTGGATTGCGTACACACCAACTGTAACAGGGTGGTCTGACAAGCCTTATGTGCAAGCAAAGTATTTATATTTAAGTAATTTACTGGTGATAAATTGTTTCGTACAAGGAACATCAAACTCAACAACGACAAGAATCACACTTCCACCCGGATTAAAAGTAATAACTGGCGTACAACAGTTTACAGGTCCGATAAGAGCAATGAATAATGGCACATATCTAACAAATGGCGGTATGTGGATAGCATCGCCAAGTTCGACATATATCAACTGCTATATTAATTACAATTTGCAATCGTTTGCAGCAAGTGGCTCAAAACAAGTCCAGTTTGTAGCAGTTATGGGAGCATATGGTGATATCATTTCATAGGAGAAAAAATGAAACCATTTGGAGTAGACATCAGCAGTTATCAGGGCACGAACATCAATTACGACCTGATGAAACAAAATACAAAATTCGTGGCGGTTCGCGCTGGCATCTCATGGGGTTACGAAGACCCTGTGTTTGCGCAATCGTGGCGCGCGCTAAAAGGGCATAATCGCATTGCGTATCACGTGCTTTATCCATCGCAGGACGTTACAAGTCAAGTCAACTGGCTTTTCGACATACTGAGCAGAGCGGGCTTTGACGCCGAAACCGACCGACTGGCGATTGACATCGAACTTTGGCAAAGCATGACACCGCAACAGGTTACGACTGCAACGGAGCGCATGTACGACCAAATCACGGAGCGCACGGGACGAAAGCCTATCGTTTACTCGGGTGCGTGGTTCACGAATTCGCGCATGGTTATCACAGAGAAACTGAAACAAGTGGACTGGTGGTTAGCGACTTACCCAGCAAAAGGCAGCGCACCGGGAGTTGAGCATCCCGGGCCACCTTTGCTACCACGTGGCGTTACAAAGTATCTGATACACCAGACGTCAGAAACAGGCATCGGGCGCAACTTTGGACTACCCTCGGGAGCGATTGACACTAACAGGTGGAATGGCACATTAGAGGACGTTCAAGCATATTTTGCCAATACTGAGCAAGAACCCGTTGACCCACCGACCGACCCCGACCCTGAACCAGAATTGGTACTGTACTCACCAGTCCCGAAAGGAACTCGTATCACCCAAAGGTTTGGTATGAACCCTAGTTGGTATCCAACCTCCAAAGGTCATAACGGTATCGACTATGGCACTATGGTTGGAACACCTATCACCGCCATGCAAAGCGGAACAGTTGAAATATCAAAAGAGCAAGTTGGGGGCTATGGAAGGCATATTAGGATTAGACATGCAAATGGATTGACTATCTACGGACATCTTTCAAAGCGTTATGTTGAGGTTGGCGAGGAAGTCAAAGCCAAGCAAACTATTGGATTATCAGGCGGCAACCTTGAAGACCCTTACGCCGGTTTTAGTACCGGAGCGCACTTACATGCAGAATACCGCCAAGATAAGCCAGTTGTACCACTTGTACCCGGAAGCTATGTTTACAATGCGATAGACCATTTACCGTTTATAAAAGAGGAAGAAGAAGAGGAGATACCCATGTTATATCAAGTTGAAGTAACAGTTTATGCCCTCAACATTCGAGCCGGAGTAGGAACACGTTATCCAATCATCCGAACGGTGTTGAAAGGTACAATCCTCAACGTTTACGCCGAAAGCCAAGAATGGCTTAGAGTTGGAAGTGGTCAGTGGTGTTCTGGAGACAACCGCTATGTAAGGAAAATCACACCGCCAAGTAGCGACCCCACGATTGATGACAAGGTGAATAAGTTATGGGAAGCACACCCAGAGTTACACGAATAGGAGAAGCATGTACAGAGCAAACTGGCTAAGAAGCCAACGAATAAATTTTATGTGGGACGTAATAAAATCCGTTCCAGAACCGAAACGCATCCTAGTAACATCAGAAGAAGACATTGACGTTATTGACGTATTATCCACAAGATTACAAAATGTGGAGTACGAAATGCTAATCACTCACCCGGAACAGCGAAAAAACAAGGCAAAATCAAATTTTACACATGTACCCATATCAACAACCAAACGTTATAACATCATCGTGATTTTAGGCGGTTTTAACACTGACAATGATATGGAAGAAAAAATCAAAACCGTAAGCAAACTGCTTGCCAAAAATGGCATATTGTACTTCGAAGCCCCAAATCATTTAGCGTATTCGACCGGAGCGTCCGGGTACAGAACAATTGCCGGAAACGGAACACAAAAAGGCTGGCACTTGACCCGAATGGAATGGTCTGACATATTGCAAAAAACAGGACTAACGACTATCAGACAATATAGCGGTCATGCTAGTGTTTGGCAATTTATCTGGACGTTACAAAAAGAGAAAGAAACCAAAAAAGATGCTAAAATGGAGAAGTCAAAGAGCGAAAAGTAATTCGGTTCAGCAAGAACATCCACGAATGAAAAACGCCAAAATTATTTTAGAACAAGCCAAGAAAGAAACCGATATTAGAGAAGCGTTTAACTTGTTAATCGACTTAATGATATCAGAGTTTGAACACGAAAAGGATAAAATGGAAACCTATGACAAATTACTATTCGGGAACGGAGACCCAACAAAAAGTATCCTATCAAGACTTGACCGCCTTGAAACAAACTTGTCAAACGCAGTCAAAGTTTTATATGCAGTCGGTGTCGCAATCCTGATTGAAATTGTGATGCGGATTATCAAATTGATTTAGAAAAAAGGAGAATATATGGCACAAGAAATTTTAGCGATTATCGCAGGACTAGCAGCACTTGGTACTATGATATCGCTTGTCGTAAACGTATTGAAGTATTTTAAGGTAGTCAAAGACGGAGACGCAGAAAAATGGGTTCAGGGCTTAAACCTTGGAGCGTTCGTGATTGTAACGGTTGTCTATTTTTTGAACGTTGACCCAGATTGGGGAAAGATAAATGGCTACATCGAAGTTGCAGTAGTAGTCCTTGGTTACCTCGTGCAAATTTTAGGTAGCAAGGTCGCCTACCCATTAATCAAAAACACCCCGGTCATTGGTTACAGTTACACCGAGCAGAAGAAGAAAGAGCCGGTTGGATAACCGCCCACATTATCCAACACCAACCAACACCGCCCGGACACCACCCCGGGCGGTTTATTTATCCGTAAAAAAACTGCTTCAAAATTGCTATAAATTGACCCTTGACAAAAATCCAAACACCCCTTATAATACTAATGTGGTTCAGAAACAACTAACAAAAACAAGGAGATAAACAAAATGAACACCAACAAAGAAACTGCTGAAACAATCGAAGAAATCAAAGAAAACGTCCGTTGGATAAAGGAAATTTCAGGATGGATTAATCGAAACATTCAAGATGACGATATTTCTTCATTGCTCCAGAACTGGAACACTATGAACGAAAACATTGAACTTCTGTATAACTATATCAAAAGCATCAACGAATAAGAAACCAACAACACAAAGCCCGGGTGAAAGCCCGGGCAATATCAAAACCAAGGAGATAAACAAAATGAACACCAGCAAAGAAATCACAAAAGACCAACTAGAAGAAGCAATCCGATACACAGCGAATAATTCATACGAATTAGAGTTTGCACAATATACTATCAAGTATCTGAAAAGAGAAAGCGATATTTACCCGACCGCATACACCAGCCCTAAAAACCAGTTAGATAGAATGAAAGACGGAACATCATTATTCGTTATGAGCGATGATGAAAAAAATAAATACGAGAAACATTTTAGCCAAGTTTATAAATCTTTTGGAAGCAAATTCGAAAGCATGATAAATGACTTGCGCAAAACTTGGGGACAAGACGCACCAAAAAAACTAGTACCTAACTGGTCAGACGATAACCTAGAAACACAAAACCAAGCATTAATCGAACACTTGTTTGACCAATTCCTCAAACGAGTTTATCAAGAATGTAAAGCAAAGAACTAGCACAAGAACGCCCGGGTTTTCACCCGGGCACACCAACACCAAAGGAGAAAAAACAAAATGAACAACATCCCAAGCATTGAAGAATACACAATCCAACAAATTTACAACATCGTCAACTTGCGAGAAAAAATCGACCAAGACATTGCAGAACTAGTCATTGACGCAGTTACACAGACTGAAATAAATGCGATGGCGTTTATTGAAAACTTCGCAAAATGCATAATGATACCAAGCGACATCATCGAGCAGACAGCACTTGGAAAAATCCTGAAAAATGACGCTTTCACAATTTCAGAGACATGGCGCAAATACCCATCATTCGCTTATGAAGTAAACGCATTAGAGTACAGATGGGGAACATTTTCAGCAAATAAAATGCTGTCCGGGTGTACTGTAAAAGACATCATGGAAATGCTAATCGTGAGTCACATAATCAATGTTTACAAGCAAGTAATGGAACATAAAAAACTTGAACCCGAGTGGTGGGTATAAAATAAAAAAAACAAAGGAGAAACAACATGAAAGACAACACCAACCAACCAACAGAAAAGACTTTTGACGACGAGATTTTAGAGGACTTCGCAGAACTAGAAGTACTGTTAGGAGAAATGCTCCAAGAAATCTTTGACAAAGGCAAAGAGGTCATCAACAACTTCGACAATGCCGATATACCAACATTCGTGCAAATGAAAGACGAACTAGCTGAAAGACTTGAAATGTATTGCGGTATCACCCTGTTTTATGCAACGGTCAGCAACATCATGGAAGAAGAAGATGAGGAGGAAAACAAAGAGTAAAAAAACAATTAAATAGACACGCCGGGAAATTAGAAAACCCGGCGTGTCAAACCAACAACAGGAGAGTAACATGAATAACAGAATTGCAACACAAACAAAAAAACAAGGAGAAAACAACATGGAAACCAAGAACCTAACAAAGGCACTTATTGAATTTCAAAATGCCGTAAAACCCGCAAAATTCGATGCTAATAACCCATACTATAACAGCCGATATGCCAGTTTAGGTGAAATCATCAACACCGTCAAAAGCGAAGCCGGAAATCACGGATTGACATGGATACAGCTACCGATATCAGAGGGAGACCGAGTAGGCGTTAGAACAATCCTAATGCACGAAAGCGGAGAGCAAATTGAGGACAGCATTTTGGTACAGTTACCGCCAACGTATGTAACCAACAGCAAAGGCATTGACGTACTGCAAAACCAAATCCAAGAGACCGGTAAGTACATAACCTATCTGAGACGTTACGCCCTTGCAAGCGTATTCGGGTTATATGCAGAGGAAGATAATGACGGAAACCAAAGAGGTCACAACCCAACACCGACAAGCACCCAACAACCGTCAAAAGCCCCGGCAAAGAAAGCCACATCCACCAAAGCCCCGGAACGTCCATACTCACCAAAAGACTTAAAGAAAGTATTAGTGACATATGCACCAAAACTAGCATCAGCAACACCAAACCAGAAGAGACAAGTTGTGGCGGTATTGTCACAGTACACGGAAAATGATGACGCCAGACACCTTGTGCAAAATTTGTTGTTTGGCTTCGACTCTATCAATGACGTAAACGGTAAACTTATTAACGCAGCGCACCGGTGGCTAAACGCCAAATGGGACGGTGAAACCAAGCAATACTTGTTACCAGAACCACAAGCCAGTGAGCTTTTGGCAATAATTGAGGAAGCCACCAAATGACAGCAGACCGGATTATCCGGGTTTCAAAACGAGAGCAATTCTTAGTCGTCCTAACCCAAACGGTACAGGACGACACGCTCTCATGGAAAGCCCGTGGGATTTTAGTTTATCTTTTGTCACTTCCAAACGACTGGCAGGTATTCGTAAGCGATTTAATAAACAGAGCACCTGACAAGGAAACGTCACTTCGAAGCGGATTAAGAGAATTAGAGAAAGCAGGTTACCTAACCAAGCAAAGAACCAGAGACAGCAAAGGCAAAATAACAGGTACAGAGTGGATAATCCACGAGAAAGCAGAAGTCCAACCATATGGTGAAAACCCACATGTGGAAAACCCACACGTGGAAAAACCACATGTGGAAAATCAAGGACTAATTAATAAGAACTTAACTAAAGAAGTATCTGAAACTAAAAATAACTTAACAAAAGATACGCCTTCGCTTCGCTCAGGCGGTCACCGAGAAATGGTACAAGCGATTGAAAACCTAACCATGCTTGACATGAAAATCAAAAGCAACACCGGTCAAATCGTAAGACTATCCAAAGAACTAAGGCAAGCCGGTTATGAAGCAGAACACGTCAAACAGTTTGGTGAACATTGGAAGACGGACTGGCGTTACAAGAAAGACCAGTCACCGCCAAGCATCACCGTATTGCGCCAAGAAATTGGCAAAGTAAAGAACCACAAATCAACACCAACCAACAGCCTTGAAACATTCAGGCAGTTAGCAAGAAAACAAAGACAAGAAATGGAGAACTAAAAATGTATCACGAACTATCACTAATCGGAAGACTAGGGCGCGACCCGGAAGCACGCTACACCAAAGACATGCACGAGAGTAGCAGTTTCAGCGTAGCGGTAAATTCGTATGGAGAAGATAATCCTGTCATCTGGATAAACGTCACCGCATGGCGTGAAGCCGCACAATTTTGTAACAAACACCTTGTCAAGGGCGACATGGTATATATCGCAGGAACGCTAAGAGCAGACAAAGACACCGGCGCACCAAGACTATATCAAAAACGAGACGGAACGACAGGAGTCCAGTTCGAAATCAATGCCAGAAACGTCATCGGATTAACTTATGGCAGCAACAGACAAGAAAAAACAGCGGAAAATCAAGAGGAAGAATGGGGGGATAATATTCCATTCTAATGAGTATGAAAATCGCAAAAAACATCGAAAAATCAACGCACAAAGGAGAATAACAATGACAACCAACCAAATTATTGAACTAGAGGAAGTTTGCAAGGAATACCGAGTCAAAATTGAAGAAATCGAACAACTAAAAAAAGAGCTGGAAGAGCAAATTGATACTATTTTGCCAGAACATGTCAAACTATCAGTTGACGCAACAAGAAATGTTTTCAACGAACGCATCAAAAACGCAAAAGATAAAGCAAGCGAACTTGAAAAAACTATCAAAAAAGGCGTTCTGGAACGTAAAGAAACTTACAAAACAAATGGTGTTACAGCAGTTTACAATGAGGGTCGTGTGTCATGGGACGACAAGTTTTTGAAAGGACTGGCAGCGACTGTACCGGCAGTACTCCAAGGGCGAACAGAGGGAGACCCTTACGTAAGTATCAGAATGACAAAAATGGAGTAAGCATGTTGACGTACAGCGCATTAGATAAATTTATTGACAACGCAAAAATTGACATACAAGACCAGTGCCAGTACTGGCTAAGCCTACTTGACCCATTTTTGCAAGGTTATGCCAAGATGTTATTCGACAGCTTAAAGGCAACCAAAATCAAAAACATGGGAGACGTATCGTATGCAGAACTAGCATTGAAATTAGCATCCTATATGCAAGAAAATCACTAGCAAACTAAGATAATCACGTCCGGGTGGTCACCAACACCACCCGGACAAGAAAGAGAGTAAAAAATGTTTAGAGTAGATAATTTTAGACAAAGCCTTGAATTACCAAACGTTACCGTATTACCAGAAGAAAGAAAAGAAGCTGAAGCCGAGTACAAAAAATTATATAGTGCTGAACCGGTACTCAACAACTTGACCGTACACAAAAAAGAGGAAAGCCGATTCGCCGGTATCATTGGAGAATTAGTCTTCCAAAGGTTATACCCGAAAGCAGGCAGAGTATCATTAATTGACCCCGGATGCCCATATGATTTTAAGTACATTTATGAGAAAGTAGACGTGAAATGCAAAGTAAGAACAAACGCACCAAAACTAGAATATGAAGGCAGTTTTTTTGCCTATCAATTAGATGAATTAAAACGCCTAGACGTGTTACTGTATTTTATGTCCACCACCAAAGAGTTTGACCGGATATGGTTATGCGGTTACATGCCAACAGTTGGGTTTATGAATCATCCAAGATTACAAGTATGGCAAGAGGGAGAAATAGACCAAAGCAACGGTAAGAAATACCACGCAAAAACGTACGGATTAGCTTACGAACATATGTATCCTGTAAACGTGAATAAGATACAAAAATGGCTTTAAAAAAACTGCTCCAAAACTGGGTCAAATTGACCCTTGACAAAAATCCAAACACCCCTTATAATACTAATGTGGTTCAAAAACAACCAACAAACCAAAGGAGAAAAAACAAAATGAACACCATGAAACTATCAAAGCTAACAAGTAATCAGTACATCCTCGTTGATGCCAACAATGGTTGGTACACATTCGACCTAGGCAACGATGACATTGAATACAAGTACATTCAATCATATGCAGAAGGTCCTTACCCAAAAGTCTTCGAGCACATGTCTGAACAGTTCTTCGAGGAAGTAGAAAGAGGCGGTGCTGAAAATCTTACTGGGAACGAAACCGCAGAGCTAATTACAATCCAATGTCAGTTTGGGATTGTACATGTTTTCATCCCATCTTGGTGGCAATAAAATCATTGGCGATAATCTACCAACACCAACCAAAGCCCGGGCGAAAGCCCGGGCACATCAAAACCAAAGGAGAAAAACAAAATGAACGCAAAGAAACAATACACCCAAGAAGTCATCAACAAAGTCAATGAATTAGGGTTCGAACTTAATTCAGTCCGACCAGAGAACACTTGGTCACGTCAAGTTATCGCCTACTCGTTAGACCGAGACCGAGAAATCACCGTTTATCGAAGCGTTGAAGAAACCACAACACATGCACACTTAAAAGCCTATCAAAGCATTGAGGAAGCCAAAGAAACTATCAAAGCATATGAGAGAGCAATCGCAGCAGCGGAGTACATCCAAAGCATTGACATAAACCAAATGCTAGAAGTTGACTGCAATCGCATTATTGAAAGATAAGAAACCAACAACCAACAAAACCAAAGGAGAAACCATGAAAGCAACAAAACAGGACACCAAAGCAAAGCAGAGCCTAATCAACGCAATCGCTAAAGCGGTCAAGATGACATACGAACAGTATAAAGACCACTCGGTCATTGCGAGGTCATTCGGGAGCAGTACCTATGACATCGTCGAAAGCCATAGCGAACAACAGACCCAGAACCCGGACACCTACACCTGCACTGCAACAGAAGATGACGTTATTTATTTAGCACAAGCAGTTGACGTTGATAACAGACAGGACATATACTATGAAATCGCTGTCATCATTGCCAACAATCTACACAAGTACAGAAAACCAGACACGGTTGTCATCAATGGAAGAACCGTTGATTGGGAAGTCGCGTTACGGTACATGGACGATGAAATCAGAGAAGCAGTCGCAAGCTATGAGACTATCACCTCCAACCAAGAATTCGTAGACGAATACGCCAAGCAACACTATTACGATTTCAAAGAGGTTTTTGAAATCAACTAACACCAACGAACAGCACCCCGGGTGGTCACCAACACCACCCGGGAAAGGAGAAACAACATGAGCGAAGTAAACAAATGCCCAAGATGCGAAGAGGTAAGAGAATATCATTTTTTGAAAAGTAACCAAGAGTTATATTGCGATAAATGCTTAGCCTCGTTTGACCCTATGTACCAAGAAAACCGACTTGGCAAAGTAGCTGATATTTTACTTGAAATCGACATGTCCGGAACATGCAGAGGAAACATCATCATGCCAAACCGATTAGAACAGGTCATCAAGCACCATGAAAACCTGTATCAGTCTATATCCATCGAACTGGACGAGCAGCGGCAAGAAATAACCGATTACAAAGAAAGAACCAAAGATAAGAAATTCGTTGACAACAAAAACATTTTATGCCCGGAATGTCTGAATTATGAATACCTGTACGTTGGAGAAAGAGGTTGGTTCTATTGCGCCAAATGCGACCAAGATATTTTAGAAGATGACATGCTCACCGTTAGCAGGCACAATCCAATCTGCCACAGGTGCGGTAAAAACCTTACGACCGAAAGTTGGACGTATGCCCGGTGTGGTGAAGACCACAGAACAGGCATTGGCATTTGGTGTGCAGTCTGCAAGCAACCTGCTGAAATATATGATGATGACATTCCATTTTAGGCGGAGCAAGGAAAAATCCAATGAAAACACTAATTGACTTTGCAATCCTATACATTACATACATCGTGCCATTTATAGCGATTTTGACCCTGTTTTACTTCGTAGAACAAACGATAATAAAAAGGTCAAATAGAAATAAAGCAGACCGTTACCCGGTCATCAAAACAGTAAGGAGAAAATATGAGTAAAGGAAAAGCCTATTTTAGCGTCCAACCGAAAAACGAATATTGGATGGCATCTGTCCAATTACGAGCAACCACCGGAATGACAAAAGCAGATGTAGCCAGAGCAGCCGGAGTAAACATCAAAACGATTGACAAATTCGAAGCTAATGGAGCAGAAAGAATGGTTATCGGAACGTTACGTAAAATCGTTGAAGCAATGGGATATGAATTAGTCCTAACAATCAAAGACAAGGAGTAGACATGAATGAAGAATATTTTAAACCATGCCCATTTTGTGGAAGCAAAAAAATACTGAAACGCAAAGTAATACTGAATGAGCAAGTTGAGCATATTACCGAGTGTCAAAAATGCTTTTGCGTTGTCCAAGGTTGGGGAGAGACCCGAGACGATGAACCTTGGAATCAAAGAGCCAACGAACAAAAAACCAACAACCAAAGGAGAAACAACATAAAAAACCAAGACAACATTGTAGAAAAACTAATAGCCGGTCAAACAGACACAATGAACCAAAACCGAAAAGAAATGGAAGAAATGACACCGGAGTACGAGGGCACGAGAACCATATTTTATTATGAAGTTGCCCGAATGTTACTCACGGTCAAAGCATTCACCACCACCGGCGAAGATAAGTTTTACGAGCACTATCGAGAAGCCAAAGCTGGCTTGGAAGAAACAATCCAAATGATAGAGGATTTGGTTCAAATAGAAAGGAGAAACCAAATGATAAGCCATAGCAAGTTAGCAAGATGTCCATTTTGTGGAGAGTTACCGTTCACCTCAACGCTGGAAGACCAAGTGATTTGCTCCAACGGAAAATGCCTAATGTCATTGGCATGGATTGACATGGAGATTTGGGACAACCGCCCGATTGAGGACGAACTCCGAAAGCGCATTGCCGAGCTTTCGCAGGCAGTCGGTCTCATAACAACCTTGAAGCCAACGATGGTGATGGATACTAAGCATCCGCTTGATATGGCAAAAGAAGTTGTGGAGTATGTAACTATGCGCATTGCCGAGCTTGAGGGGAAATTAGCAGAGTTGATTGAGGCGGCGGACAAAACGTACGAAGAGAATACATGGAAAAGAGCTACGTTCTAGAACGCAACCAAACCACGATTAGACTAAAAATAGCTGATGAAATTTTAGACCGGTTCGTGTTATTGTTCGAAATTGCCAGAGATACACAATTCACAATCGGCGACTTGTTAGAGGAAGTTATCCAAGCACACAGCCCACTATTCAGCAAGCAACAGATTGTAAATTACATTGCAGGACATTTAAGAGTATCACCCGGGACATTGTACGACTATCACCGTATCGCAATGTTATGGACACCAGACTGGAGAGCGCAATATCAAAATCTTGACTGGACGTTTTACCGCATGATTGACCCAACAGACCCGGACGATATCGAGCTACTTGAAACCGCCATTGATGAGGGCTGGAACGTCACCACGCTGAAAGAGGAAAAGTACCCTATCCTAAAATCAGCAGACAGCCTGTTAGGACGCATAATATCACTATGCCGAAAAGCAATTGAAGCAACAGACATTGATGAATTTGACCGGAACGCAATCATCAAATTCCTTGACGAAATTAAAACAACAGAGACAGGAGTAAACAATGAGTAAACAAGAAAACCCATGGATTGACGCAAGTAAAAAACCGTTATTCCAGCTTAGCGAAGCAAGAGACACAAGAATCATCAACAACAATGGAGAACGTCAAAGAACAGAGGACATCATCATCCTGTACTTATTCGTTGACGAGCTGAAACCCGGAGCATCAATTGATACAGTCATGTGGCGTTGGAGTCTTGGCGTTTATTATATTGACGAAATGAGATATCGAAGCGATGACGGAACTGAAATCAAACTTGAAAATAGTGTTTGGAAATGGAGCAAACCTAACATGCAACAACATCAAGTGTATATTACAGCGTATATGCTACTTCCAGAAGTAGACGGTATCGATTGGGATTTTATACCATGAGAAAATTAGCGTTTTCAAACAGAGCAGAATGCAGGAATTGGCGGTCATACAATTGCGATAAATGTAAGAAAGCATGGACACCAAAAAGCAAAGATTTTATAGGCGATTGCCCAATAGAATTCCTACTCGATACAAGTCAACGTATTACAGAAAAGCAAATCAAAATCACCAACATTGGAACACAGGAGCGTTGTTCGTTATTCGAAGCACGAACCGATGAGTAAGTCGGTATATGGTAGAATGTAAAAAGCAAATCAAATGTTAGGAGAGAATATTTTGTGAGTGAACATAGCGAACAAGTAGCCCTATTCGAAGCATTACAAATCCATTCAAAACAAGAGCCCATGTTACAGTGGGCTTTTGCTGTTCCAAACGGATTTTATTCAACACCGGCGCAAAAAAGAAAAATACGCAATGAGGGATTAAAGCCCGGGGTGTGGGATATATTCATACCAATACCGACACACCGTTACAACGGAATGTTTATTGAAATGAAGTTCGGAAGAAATACACTCTCAACACCACAAATTGAATTTTACAAATTCGCCAAAGAACACTATTGCATGGTAGTTGCATACACTTGGTTAGAAGCCTATAAAGCAATATGCGATTACCTTGAAATAGAGCCATATTTTGAAATGTAAGGAGAAAGCATGAATATTCCGCAATGGCTTAAAAACATAGAAAGGTCAAAGCCACAATCCGAAGAACAGCTAATTGAATTAGCGATACAAATTGCGAAGCGAAATGTACAAAATAATACAGGCGGTCCATTCGGAGCAGCAATTTACGATAAAAACAAAAAACTACTAAGCGTGGGAGCAAACCTTGTAATAAGAAACAACTGTTCGTTACTCCACGCAGAAGTTGTAGCAATTCTGCTGGCACAGAAAAAACTTAAGACATATGACCTAAGTGCGGTAGGTGCAGTTCTAGCAACATCAGCAGAGCCATGTATTATGTGCCAAGGAGCAATTTACTGGTCAGGAATAACAAAAGTTATTTATGCAGCTAGTACACAAGATGTCGAAAAGATAGGTTTTAAGGAAGGGAATAAATTACCAATCGAAAAGGCGTTGAAAAACATCAGCATTGTTCAACTAGCGCAAGAAAAAGCAATCCAAGAAAGCTTAAATATTTACAAAGGACCAATATACAATGCAGATATATGAAAATAGAATTATAGGGTCTAAAAAAGTAAAAATTGATGAAATTTTATTCAATCCACAAAACTGGCGCACACATCCACACTTTCAAGAAAAGGCATTACACGATGTTTTGACAAAAGTAGGCTGGGTTCAGCAAATTGTCATCAACCAAAGAACAGGCAATCTGATTGACGGACATCTTAGGTGCAGCTTAGCTTCAAAGCAAGGGGAAAGCGAAATACCAGCACTTATTGTTGATTTAAGCGAAGAAGAAGAAAAGCTAATACTAGCAACACTTGACCCTATTACGGGTTTTGCAAAAACGGACAAAGAGAAATTAGACCAACTTTTACAGGAAATAGAGCAAAACGACACTGACCTTGACGAACTAATCGAACGAGTAGCAAAGCAATATAACGTTACTAAAACGGAAGATGACGGAACTTTATTGCGTAAACTTGGTATCGAAACAGAAGCAAAAACGAATATTCAATACGGACAAGTTTGGCAACTAGGAAATCATATATTGATATGTTGCTCAGCAGTAAAAGACGTATCGATTTGGTACCCATACTTACAACCAGAAATGCTATTTATTCCATACGCGAACCCTACAACGCTATTAGCAGAAATAACAAAAACACGTCACGCATTATGTTTGAACCCAAACCAATTTATAGCAGGACTAATTATCGACAGATATAAAGAAGTTTACCAAGAAAATGAGGTTGTTTTGTTATGATAAAAACGGACGGAAATTGGAATGAAAATTCACATAATTTATATTTTACAGTAAATATTCCTCCAAAACTTGCAGACACCTATACCAACTTAAAAAATCCGATATTGTATGCATTAAATAACTTAAGCAACCAAGTATTATCATTCATAAACAAGCAAGAAAAAAGGGAAATATTAATTGACTCGGGAGTTTTCTCATTAGTGACAGAAACATCAAGAAAATTTGGGACAGATATCGTGGACACATTCACAATGCCACCAGAAGAAGTGCCAAACTTTGATAAATTTTACAAACGATATGTAGAAAGAATAGGGTTAATAAAAAACAAAGCTTGGGGATATATAGAAATTGACCTTGGCGGAATAGAAGGTAAAGAACGAACAAGAAAAAAACTACAACAAGACAACTTTAACCCAATACCTGTTTATCACTTTTTGAGTGACCCATACGATTATTTTATTGACCTAGCGAACAGATACGACAGAGTTAGTATCGGCAACTTAGCGTTTGCAACAAACTACCAACGTTCAAGAGTACTCGCAAAAGTCATGGAACATAAACTTGCAACTGGAAAACCTAAGTGGATTCACGCACTCGGAATGGCTCCGTCAGATTTACTATATACTTACCCTGTAGACTCATGCGATAGTTCTGGATGGACGCAAGGAGCAAGATACGGAAGATTCATAGTAACGGCAGGAGCCGAACCATTAGGAAAACTTAGTAAACAATTTGTATATCACAGAGATTTAGACAACACTGATAAAACTATAGCATTAGGAATTTATAACGCTTTATATGACCAAGAAAATTGGAATATTTACACAAAGGAATTGAAATGAAACCAAGTAAAAATAACAAAGAAATAGCATTCATATTAAAACCATTACAAAACAATACTATAAAATCACCATAGAAAGGAAAAAACCCATGAAAAACAAAGAAAGAAACATAATCCTTATAATTGTCACCTTAATCGGAATATACATTGCTTCGCAGGCGATAGCGGACGTTGCAGCGACCCGAATGATTCAAATCGGAAAAATCATATTACCCGGTGGCGTACTCATGTTCGCATTAACTTTCACGTTGCGAGACTTTATTCATAAGCGATTAGGTAAAAAATGGGCACGAGCAACAGTCATCATGGCAGCAGTAATGAATGTCGTCCAACTAGCGTACCTGTATTTTATCGGCAAGCTAGACACGCCTGTATTTTATGGTTTCAATGAAGAATGGCGAAATATCTTTGCTATTGTCCCAGCGGTATCAATCGCCAGTATTGTAGCTGAAGTATCCAGTCAACTAATTGATACCGAAGTGTATCAATTCATTATGGACAAATATCCAAAATTGCCACAGATATTCAGAGTATTAATATCAAACTTCATCGCCTTACCATTCGACTCATTAATCTTTGCGTTACTCGGTTTTGTTATTTTGCCACAATTGTTTGGCAGTACAAGTTACACATTTATTGACGCAATAGCATTGACATCAGGACAGATTATTTACAAAGCGATAGTGACCATTTTATCTGCTCCAGCCATTTATTTAATCAAAGACGAGCCGATAAAGGTGTCCTTAATGACAGAATAGTGGCATGACAACACCAAAAAAAGAGCGGCGAAAGAAATACACCAACGCTGAAATCAAAAATGCGTTAATAAAAACGAATGGATATATCACCTTAGCCGCTCGAATGTTAGGTTGCGAACCCAAAACCATTTATAGACGACTGGACAAAACGGAAGCATTAAGACAAACCCTCAAAGACATCAGAGAACAAGAACTTGATATCACGGAGCAGAAGCTACACCAAGCGATTTTGAACGGAGAGCCATGGGCTATCACCCTAAAGCTAAAAACGCTTGGCAAAAGCCGTGGATATACCGAACGAACAGAACTAACAGGACAAGGAAACAAGCCTATAACTTTTGTACTTCAACGCCATGAACCAGAACCAGAAGAAGATTGACCTATACCCAGCGCAATATGATTTTGTGGTTTGCGAAGATAACCTAACCGGTTTTGTTGCCGGTATCGGAGCAGGAAAAACGTATGCCGGAGCATTGAAATCCGCAATATACTCAAACCGCCCCGGGTTAGGAATGATAGTTGCCCCAACCTATGGCATGCTTAGGGATAGCACGCTTAGAACGTTCATGGATTTAGCCGGAGAAGCAATCGTTGACGAAGAACGGTCAAGTATGACACTATTCACCACCGGTGGCGGTGAAATCCTGTTACGGTCAGCAGACAACCCTGAAAAACTAAGAGGTCCAAACCTGAACTGGATATGGATTGACGAGGGTGGACTAACAAAAGAACTCACATGGCAAATCTGCATTGGTCGTTTACGTGCCGGCGGTAAGTTTGGTCATCTTTGGGTCACCACCACACCCAAAGGCAAACGGAATTGGGTTTACAAAATATCAAAAGAAATGAAAGTATTCCGGGCAACAACTTTTGACAATCCATTCACATCCAAAGACTGGCAACGCCAACTGACACAATCTTATGTTGACGATTTCTTACGTCAAGAAGCGTATGGAGAATTCGTATCGTTTGACGGACTGGTATATCCACAATTCCAACCAGAACACATTATCAAACGAGACCTGAC